GAGTCCACGTCCTCGATGCCCGTCATCGTCATCGACGTGGAAGTGCCGTATTTAGTCTTGATATCCGCAGCCATTAGCTCGCCCTCGCCTGCATAACGTCTTGATAGCTAACGTCCCGCCCGATGGCGACCACGGAGCGAGAGAGCAGCGCCGCGGCAAGCCCGCTGGTTCCGTAAATGGCGTCGTATTCGGCTTGCGTAATGACGCTCGTCACGACCCAGCCGCTGAACGCCTGCAATATCGCCTGCTCTTCCGTATGAATCAGCGCCTCGGACCCGCTCACGATCAGATCGAGGAACACTTGGCAGCTCGCCTGCACCGCCTCTGGCTGCTGGCTGTCGGTCGCCGCCGCCTGAATGCGAACGCGAGGACCGCCTGCCGCCCAGAGCATCGCAGCGCCCACGGTGATCGGCTTGTAGCCAGCCTCGCTCGGCGTGTTGAGCGCGACCGCGATGGCGTACGCGCCGTCTGATGTCTGCGGCTGAGACGACAGCGCTGGATCTGCGACGATCAGCGCATTGATGGCTTGAGCTTCTTGTGGTGTCAGCATGTCTTACGCCAACGTAAACATCGCGCCGGGCGATGTAGTGCTAAAGCGCAACGTGAAGGTCTCGCCTGCGCCGACAGAGATCAAGGAGCCGTAGTCGAACCAGGCGATCAGCGGATCATTAGCTGCCGTATCGTTGTACAGAACGGCATAGCGGAAAGGCCCGAATCCAGAGCCAGTGCCGGTCCAGACAATCTCGGTGCCGCTCACCGTCGTCGTGCCCGACACTTCGGCGATCGTGATCGTCGTTGTCTCGCCGCCCGTTGTGTAGCCGCCGCCGTTCACAACCTGGTCGATGTTGGACAGAATCGTATCAGACACAACCGGCGTATCCGTGCTCAAAACGAGCACGACCTTGAACGTATTAGCGTCAAAGTCGTGAACGCCGCGCACGAGCTGCTCGGAGAAGTCGTTAAATTTGTTCCAGGCGCTTGTTGCCATCAGCCCACCTCAACGCCGACGATTCGGCCTTTCTCGCGCACGATGCGCTTCGGTTTGGATATTGCCGCAATCGCGGCCTCTGCGTTCTTCTTGTTCGACTCGACGAGAGACTTAATCGCCGACTGGATCTCATCGCTGGCGCTGACGAGCTGCTTAGCGGCGTCGCTAAGGAACTCCTCCGCCGCTTTCAGCTCTCGCATCTGATCGCTCATCTCGACCATCTCGCCTGCCGCGCGTTGTGCCGCGTTGAACTTCATAGCGGTGTCGATGCGCAGGTTCTCGAGTTCGAGTAGCCGCTTCTCGCGTTCGATTTCGTCCTCCTCGTCCTCTTCCTTCTCCATCTCCTCGCCCTCCCCTACCGCAATCATAAGCGCGGGAGGGCGCTGGGCGGGCGCAGAAGGAGCGGGGGAGGGCGCTACGCCTTGCAGCTTGGCAAGCTCCGTCGCCGTCTTTGCCTGCGTCAGCTCGGCGTCGGCGATGGTGTTGAGCACGTCCGCGCGCGCCTTCTCCGCCTTCGCCACCGCCTCCTCGGCTGCGGCTTGCAGGTAGATCGCGTTGGGATCGGTCGGCTGCTCCTGACCTGCGAGCGCCGCCATCTCCTCAAGTTCGGTCTCGGTCGGCTTGACGACGCCCATGCTCACCAGGCGCTTGCGGAAAAAGTCGCGCACGTCGGCGATGCCGTCGGCTTCCATGTTCATCATCGAGAGCGCCTGCAATACCTGCTGCGTCTCTGGATCGGACGTGATCGACATCATGCCGGTGAGGGCGCGCACAGTCGCCGCCTTCTGGCTGGAGCTGGACGGGCCGACATCCGCCACCACGTCGAACTTGGCGCGGGAGAGGTCGTTGTCGAGTTCGAGACGCCCTGTCTCCTCATCAACGCGCGGGCGCATGAGGACAACCTGCTGCATCTCGTTGGCGGAATCGACGCCCTTCATGGCGCGGTCCTCCTCGACGTAGACCTCCTGCGCCATCGAGAGCCAAATCTCGCCGCAGCGCTTCATCGCCTTGGCGAAGTTGCTGACGTAGATAAACGTCTGGTTGTCCAGCCGCTGCTGGATCATCTCGATAGCTTTGCCCGAGATGTTCGAGACGATCTTATCGCCTTCGCCCTGGTTGCCGAGGATGTCCTGCATGTCCACTTCGGTGAGCTGCAAGAGCGCGGCCATGGCGGGCGGAATCTGCGGGCTGCGCGTGTAGGCGACGGGGCCTGCGGCTTGCTGGCTGCCATCGGGCGTCGTGATCGGGTTGATGAGCAGGTAGGGATAGTTCTTGAGGTTATCCTCAGCCCACTGGATCTGATGCCCTGCGACCTGCTCCGGCACCATGATCGGCTTCTCGACGCTTGAGAGCGCCGAGATCTCGCCGAGCTTGGAGAGCTGCATGTTCTTGAGCCGCTGCGCGTCCTTCGCCAGGCGCACGTGACCCATGCAGCGCTCGACGTTATCAACAAACCAGCGCTTGCCGAAGACCGGCACGATCGGAATGCACGTTCCTGCGATGTAGCCGCAGTCCTCGAGCACGCGGCCGCCGCTCAAGATGTACTTGTGAACGCGCCGCTTCTTGATGCGCCGCTGACGTACCTCGGTCGAGCCAATGGCGAGCAGCGTTGCTTCCAGCTCCTCGTCGGCGTCGAAGTCCGCCTGCGTGTAGCGCTCCTCGTTGCCGCCGATGTCGCGCCACATGCGCAGCAGCTCGGACACCTCCTCGACGACGTAATACTCCGCGACGTACACCACGTCGGGCGTATCCCAGTCGAACTCGGTCTGCTGGATCTCCTTCGGCCAGTCGGACGGACTATCGCCGTACTGCGCCTTGTACGCCTTGCGCGTCATGGATGACACGACGAAGCAGTGTTTCGCGTCCGCCTTGTCCTGGCGCTTGGAGTCGAGGTCAAAGAAAACGGACGAATCAGCGTCATAGATCGGCTCGATCATAATGCGCTGGTGCTCGTTCTCGGGGTCGTACTCGTCCTCGTAGCACGTCCGCAGCCGCCAGGCACCGAAGCCGCCGCCGACCGCCTCCTCGAAGGCGTTGTCGTAGGCCTCGTTTGCGACGCTATCCTGCTCGTCTGCCCGGAAGAGCATGTCGCACGTGTCGGCAAGACGGTCGTTGATGGCGCCGTCCTTAGCAACAAAGTCGACGGTGACGCGCGAGTTTCGGTATTCGTTGATGATGCGGATGACCGCTAAGTGAACCTTGTTGACCTCAAAGCGCGGCTTGTTCTCGAACTGGTAACCGAGCGGGCCTTCCCACTGCGCGCCGCTGATGCTGTAGAAGCGCCGATCCTGCAAGCATTGCAGCCGCTCGTCCCGCAGCGCCGACTGGATGTCGTCGAACTGCGACATCGCCTCTTGATGGAGCTTGTCGAGACGCTCGCTCTTTGTCATTCGGACCATGCGATTACCATCGGTTGGCTATCGGAATCGGCGTCACCACGGCGGGCGTGGCTGAGACCTTCGCCCGGCGCACGCCCTCGAGCGCATATCGTAACGCATCAATGCAGTGATTGTCGCGGTCGGCGAGAGCAGGTAAGACCATGCCTGTCAATGGATCAGTTTTGTAGCTGTAGAGCGACAGCTCGTCGATCAGATGCTGGCAGCGCGGGTGAACGACGATATCGAAGCTCTTCAGCCACTCGATGCCTTCCTCGACAGATTTCGGCCCCTTCACCGCGGGCAGAATCTTCGGGAAGCCGTGCCGTCGCATGTGGCTGATCGTCTCGGGACGCGCCGAGTCCGCGATGATCGGCCAGCGCTCGGCGTCCGGCACCGTCATGAACAGGTCGGGCGTCGACGTGATCTCGCAGCCGACCATATATGCCTCGTAATCGACGTACAACGTCCTCCCAGCGATGTAGCAGCGCACCAGCACCGTAGGGTCTACTGCGAATCCCCAGTCCGCCCCAAGCCTGTGTATGGCGTCTGGCGGGGCCTCGAACTCCTCGATGCGCCAGTTGCGGAACACGCGCGCCTCGCTGTTGGTCAGATACGACCCCATCCAGACGTGGCTGTACTTTTCGGGGTCGCGGGAGCGGTCGTATTCCATCTCGGCCTTCAGCTCATCCGGGAACCACGGGTTGTCCGTGTAGTTCACCTCTCGGATGATCGAGTCGGGCGGAGGAACTTCGCCGCGGAGCAGCGCATCGACCGGATCACTCGCCTGGTTCGGATTCCAGGTAAACCAAAGCTCGGACCCGCCCTTTCGCATCGTCGGGCGTAGGAGATCGAGACTGCGCTGGCTTAGGCTCTGCGCCTCCTCAACCCACGCGCAATCGTAGCCTTCAAGCGACTTGATGCTGTCCGCCGTGTGGTTCTGCATCCCCTGGAAAATAATCAAGCCGTCACCGTGCTTCGACTTGATGACCGACTCCTGCACCTCGAAATACGCGCCTGCGCCCATCTGCTCGATCTTCAGCTCAAGCAGTCGCTTGACCGACTGCGCCAGGCTCTTCTGCACCTCGCGCACGCAAACCGTGCGCCGCCGCTGGTCCATCAGATGCGCCTCAATGACCATTTCGGCGAAGAAGTGCGACTTTCCCGAGCCTCGTCCGCCATGCGCGCCCTTGTAGCGTGAGGGTTGCAGGAACGGGAGGCCCCATTCCGGGGTTTGGATCTGAAGGGTTCTCAAAACAACCCCTGCTGACACGCCGCCGCCTCGGGGTCGGGCTCAACAATGCGCCGACGCGCGATCTCCAGATACTCCGCCTCACGCTCGATGCCGATGAAGCGGAAGCCTTCTGCGACGGCGGCCTTGCCCGTGCTGCCAGAGCCCATGAACGGGTCGAGCACGACGCCGCAGGGAGGCGTGACGAGGCGGCAGAGGTAGCGCATGAGGTCGGTGGGTTTGACGGTAGGATGGTTGTTGCCGTCGCCCCGGTCCCGCTTGCTCGTCTTGGCGCAGTAGAAGAATCGGGCGGCGCTGCCGGTGTCTCCGTAACGAAACATCTCACCGTTTTTGGCCTGATAGGCAGACGCCTCATAGTTTTCTCGGGGTTTCTTGTAATTTGCGTGTCCAGCCCCATGAGGTGACGGAAACAACCCCACCACCTCCTCGCTGCCGTCGTGTATTAGGTTGGCGGGCCAGCGGCCTGCGGCTTGGCTCATTTCTCCGTTGCGGCCTTCGCCGGTTTTCATGCCGTAAATGCGCCCGGTTGGGCTATTGAAAACAGGCTGCGGCACACTCGGCGGTGCACCCTCCACCCGACACCCATCCACATTCAGCGCACCCGTGCCATGCGCCAGCACGTTCGCCGCCACCGTGCCATCGAGCGGCTTGCGCGCCACCGTGATGGGCTCGAGGGCGGGTTTCAGGGCGGTGCCCCAGCCTTGCCATTCTCCGTCTAGGTTTTTCGACTTCGGAAACCCCGACCCGTAAACCCACGCAATCATGTCGCGGATCTCGAACCCCGCATCCTCGATCCGCACCGCCATCCGATGCTGCGTCCGCGTGCCAGCAAACGCCAGCAGATGCCCGCCGGGCTTCAGCACCCGCAGGCACTCCTGCCAGACCTCGACGCTCGGCACGTCGTAATCCCACCGCTTGCCCATGAAAGACAATCCATACGGCGGGTCGGTCACAACGGCATCCACGGATGCGCTTGGCAGCGTCCGCAGCACGTCGAGACAGTCGCCATGCAGCAAAGTGTGGCTCACTGCTTAATCACGCGTTCGATCTTCTGAATCGCCAGCGGGCCGCCGTCCTTGCCCGTCAGCTCTGCCTGCACCTGCGCGGGAATGATCTTGCCTAGCAGCGTCATAAACGCCTGCGGGTTCTCCCGCGCCTGCTGCATCAGGTACTCCGCCCCGCCGACGCCGTGAAACGCAATCTCGATGCTCTGCTTGATCGTCTGCGTCAGCTTATTCGGCACGCCCTTCGGTCTGCCTGGGCCTGCGCCCATAGCCGCTGCGCCTGTCGGTTTGCGCTTGGTTTTTTTTACCTCGTCAACCACCGGAACCATCGCCCGCCACCTCAATCAATTTATCAAGATAATGGCGCGCCTTGTGTAAATCCTGCACGCCGCCCTTGTCCTTCCATCTGGTTACATATTTTACAACATTTCCTTCAAAGAAGCCGAGCCCGTTCGCCGCGATGAAGTCCCACGGCTGCACGCTCTTGCCCTTGTAGTGATCCCCGCCGACCTGGCGGGAGTTGGGGTCGTTGCTCATTATATACTCCGCCATCAGAAATTGTTTTCGAGATTAATGCGCACGAACTTATAGAGATCCGGGCGCTTTGATTTCATTATTGTCGCGTCCTTGTTCCGCGACCGCAGCCTTTGCCCGAACCTGTCCCACCACAACCAATAGTTCGCCTTATTCTCAACGGGAGTATTAGCGAATACCTTCACCGACAAATACCGGCCGGTCGGATCGGTGTTTCTAGTGTAGACGCTCCACTCCGAGCCGTACATCTCGCGCAGCTCGAACGCCTCCTCAAATCCTTCGGGAACATTCCCAGAAAACATCCTCACTTTCTTCCTTCTCCTCCTGCGTAACTTTGTCGCCGCTGCGGTAACAAGTAACAGTAACACACCCCATTTTCATATATGGGGGTGTGATTACGTGTTACCTGTTACCACCGCCTAGCCCCCAACCCATTTACCGTAAATTTATATGCTGTTACCACGTGTTACCGCTCCCCGCTTATTCATCAATTGATAGAACCATCTGAGCCGCCGTGCCGGGGTCCACGACGAGCCATCCGCCGGGATGAGACGTGATAATCTCCGCCGCCAGCAGGTTATATATGATGCGTCCGCTGGCGCTCTCCTTGGCGTAGACTTTGGCAGTCGACTCCTTCGTTCCTTCGTGGTTGATTAAATACGAAATAATATCTTCCTTTGAAACAAAGGGTTTTCCCTCGATTATCTCTCGATTACCTCGACGCCACGCATTACCCAGACGCCTAATATCTCCCGCCGCCTGGGTCTCCTTCTTTTTTGGCTGTTGCTCCTCCGCTTCTGCCTCGGCGAACACTGCGCCCTTGATCTCCTCGCCATCCTCATCGAACCATCCGAGCGCGACCGACTGCATCTTGCCGTGCAGCGGCTGCGGCATTTCCGCGTCCTTCATCTTGGTGCAGGAGATCTCGATAGTGCCGGTCTCCTGCCGTTGCACGAGGATTGAGGAGTCCACGGAGGCCTTCCAGGCGGAGCTGCCGCGGGCGCGGCCTTTGGCATCGACGCTGTTGCCGACGTGGTGGACGATGGCAACGCCTGCGCGAAACACGCTGGAGACGATGCCGAGCTGGCTCAAAAAGCGCCGGGCGTCCTTGCTCGAGTTTTCGTCGTTCTCCATGTGCGCGTTGAGGGTATCGACGATGATGTAAGCCACCTGGTCGTCGTCCGCCACGATATCCCGCACGGCACGGATGATCTGCGACGAGGCGTCGTGCGCGTCGATATCAATGGCCTTGTTGGTGATGAGAAGATCGTCAATGCGATCGACGCCGTGGTGGCGGCACCAGGACGCGATGCGCTGGCGCAGGCCGTAGTGCCCTTCGCCGGCGAGATAGACAACGATGCCGGCCTTCGTCTTGAGCCCGCGCCACGGCTTGCCGGTGGCGATATGGCAAGCCACGTCGATCATCAGCATCGTCTTTCCGCCGCCAGACTCCCCGAACACCATCGACAGGGCGTTGTCGGGTATCCAGCCTTTGACAACCCACGGCAGCGGGGAGGGTTGCCCGAGATAAGATGTCGCCCGCGTTAGGTAGTAGTCGGCGCTTTTCGCCCGCTCTTTCGCCAGTATCGCCTCGACCGCCTCCGACCCTATCGCCACGCTCGCCGCCACGTCCGCCTCGGGCTCGTAGCGCGCGACGGAG